GCCGTCATATGGATATGTTTTGTATATGTTTTCTATACCGTCTTCATAATATTTTTTAGCAGAACCGTAACTCGCAAACTCTTCTGGATTTTCCCAATCTACATTTGACAAGCTTTTAGAAGAAAGCTTTATATAACTAGACATGTAGTCTACTAATTCTGCTTCTTTTCCTAACTCGCTTATCTCCACATTTCTGCTAATGGTAGAGAAACTTTGTTGATTTTTAAATATATCCCTTAAAGACATTTTTATTCTTCCACTCTAAATTTAAAGGTTTCGCTGTTTTCGTGGTAATTATCCATATCAGAAAAAACAAATTTTATTCCATATGTATATCCAGGCTCAAATAAAGACATGTCTAAATCAAAATAGTTACCATTTTTATCATAAGATAATCTTGTGTGGTTCATGCTACCGGTTCCATAAGGAATAACGTCCATATTATCTGCTATTCTATATATTTTATAGAACATTTCGTCAATTATTGTATTTGATGTTTGTGTTACGACTGATGTATAAGAATTTGGACTCCAGTTTTTGCTTCTAACGAAAGTGTAGAATCTTGATTCTTCTATATTAGAATATGAAGATTTTAAATTTTTAATACTGACAACATATTCGTTTTTAGTGTGAACTTCTTCCGCGTCTGGGTTTACGATTAGTATCTCACCACCTGCGCCTATAGCATTACCGACAGAATCAAACCATATATCGTAAACCGATGTCAACTCAGTATCTATACCAAGAGAAACCTTGTATATGCCAGTACTTACCCAAGAGCCAGTTGCGACAGTCGAACCATCTAAAAGCGTAAGAGGACCGTTGGCTCCAGTAAGAGGCAAAGGCAAGTTTGGCTCTTCGTACAACCTTACGTATATCTCTCCTTGACCAACCTGCGGTAAGTCAACCAATTTTCCTTTAAATACATTATATATGTACAAATTATTGTAGCTTTGCTCTACCGGAGCAAACGGATTATAGAGATAAAATCTTCCTCTGTCGTCTTTTATTGTTGTGTCGTATCTGGCTTCTATCCATGGTTTTTTATAAAAGAATTCACTACCTCTAGCAAAGAACTTTTTAGTATAATATGAACGAGTATCATCTTCTAAAGACGAAGAAAGTCTTATTATGAGGCCATTGTTGTCGATACTTCCTGTCATCCATGACTCGACCAGATCTGTGACATCGACATTTAGATTTTCATCGCCAGTATCAAAATATTGTTTATATTCCGAATCAACATAGTAATCTCCACCCTCAGAACTCCAAGCTTCTGTAGCAGAAGCAGAAACCCAATTTGAGATTCCCAAATCTCTGTACGTCTCCATATCTAAACCAGATCCTTCTGACCACGAACGAGACAAAGGGTTTACAACAATATTATATTTTTTTGGCAAGGTATTTGGATGAACAGCGTTATCCATTTTCAAAATAAACTGAACGCTTCCACTTGCTGGTAGGTTTCCGTTCTCTCTGTCTTGCTGAATTTGCTCTATTGGAAATTGTATAAGAATTCTTGATAATTCAGTTTCACCATCCCCAGCCTGATCATATATAGAAAATACCTCCAAAGAATCACTCGATCCCATATTTGAATCAACTGCTCTCGTGGTTAAATTTTCCTTATAAGCGTTTGTTATGGTAGTATCTTTAGATGCCACATATCTTCTTAAGCCCATTATACAACCACTCCTTTAATGTCTGCGTTTGGAAATTTTAATTCATAGATCACGTTATCTGGCATTTTTATGTATCTGCCTTCTTTCGATAGATTTGATTCTAGATCGTAGAAAAGAGAAGAATAATTATCGCCAGTTTTGTTAACAAGGTTAACAGATATTACATCTAATACGCCTTTTGTATTTTTTAGCACATTAATTATATCTGATACATATATAGGCTGTCCTATCTCTGGCGTGTTCGACATCAGAGTTGCCACGTTATCTTTTGCCAAAAGTAATGTGTCATATTTATTTGTCTCCAAATCTGTTAATATCTGGAAGTCTACTCCAATATTTAAAATTTTAGCATCTAATATATCGATAGTATCATTTATCATCCTGTAGTTATTCAACCAAGTTTTTAAATTTTCTTTTACTACCATATTTGTTCCGCTTAAGTAACCATTCTCGTCTTCTGATATTACGTACAGATTCATGTTTCTTTTAAAAGAATTTAAATCTTTCTTTACTGTTGCCCTTTTTATTGAGCCATATTCTTTTGGCATAGAATATATCAATGATTCGTAATCTTGATATGTGACCGCTCGATTTTGCGCAGCAAACAAATTAGAACTTTTAATCTTTATTTCATCCAAGGTATCCTCGGTTACCTTTCCAAGTATAGGTTCCTCATTTGAAACCTCAAATGAGCCCTTCATATAAGAAACTATAGCTGAATTTAGGCCCTGTTCGTCTTCAAACTCTAATTGTAAAGATGTCACTTGACTTAAAGTATTACTGCCTATGTTTACGTTAGTGTTTCTATTTGTTCTAACGGATATTTCTAGTGTTGTATTATAGGGGACCAAGCCGAATTTATCTGTCTCAATAAGATTTTTTGGATCAAACATCGTGTCAGAAAAATAATTTTTGCCATGATATTTTAAAACTCTTGTTGACGGATCCGCAACGCTTTCTTTTACATTCGAAGATTCATCGAATCCTTGACCAAATTGTAGATATGTGTCTACTCCGTCTTTTTCCACAACAAATCTTCTCGGAACAGAATAAGGTCTCAATAATGCCCTGGCATCTTGTTTGCTGTCCGTAGAGTTAAAAATAGGCCTAAATACTATATCTTGTGTTAAATAATCTACTTCAAAGTATTCATTTCCATCAGAATCAAAAACAGACATTACTTCCGATATATTATTTTCTGGTAGTTTTACTTTTAAGAATTTTTCGAAGTCTCCAACTTTAACCGTAAACCTATCGAAAGTACCAGAAATAACTATTCCATCTGCTTTTACTATATAATAGGTAGGCGTACCATCTTCGCTTCTTCTGCCTATTCTAACGTTATCTTCTAGAATCTTAAATACTACATCTTCGGCTAATATAAATTGCGTTCCATTGTTGGCAACGAACGTACTCCCTTTTTTTAAAGTAGGGAGATATCTCGTATCTACATCATTTCCAGCTTGAGTTGCTGGGACAAATATATAAAAACTTGCTATTCCTTGAGAAGAGGGTACATTATCAAACTTGTAGCCGAATTGTTTTGATAATCTTGCTATGTTTTTTCTTTCGTTTGCGGTATCAAGAAAACTTTCATTAACCTGGTAGTCAAGATAAAAAGAAAGCACATCGCCAACATATGAAACTGTATCCAACATTAGGGAACCAAAGCCAGCTTCACTAAAATCCTTATATGTATCTGGATAGTATCTTTTTGCATGCCTGACAAGCGATTCTTTGATTGATTCAAAATCTCTTGAATAATAGTTGATAGGAACTTTCTTTTTTACCATTAAGTTATTCTCCGATAGCTACAGACAAAGCATCCTGTATAGACAAAGAAGGAATACTATAATAAATAGATATATTTATATAATTAGGTTGCTGGTCGCTATTTTCAATTTGTATGTCATCAATGTTTAAATAAGGCATATACCTTTCTTTTTGTGTATTTATGTTTCTCACAATCTCTTGTTGTAGCGCAGTTGTTATATTTTCAAACAAATAGCGCTTTAATCCGACACCAAAATTTACATCCATAACTCTTTCCCCTGGCTCGGTTAACATGAGATTTTTAAAATTTTGTTTTACTACATCCTTTAGATCTACCAATAGATCATATGGACCTTCTTTTGAAAAAGTTAAAGGCAAAGAGGGTGATAATCCATACAAACCATTTAAAGGGCTTGATGCTCTTTCAGAGAATTTAAAGTCACCATAATCAGATATGTTTGAATTTTTTTTAGTATTGTCTTCTAAAAATTGTTTGTAACTACTATATTTGTTAGACATATAGCTAAATATGACTATTCATCATTTTCTTCATCAGAAAGTTCGCAAAACAAAGGATTATTATATGGATTTTGTTTACCATCGCCTGTAGGCAGTTTTCCTTGATCTCTGTTCTTATAATATGGCAAATCCCACAACAAAGGCTCAAGTCCCAAGAATATTGGACCAAGAGGCAAAGCAATATTATAAGAAGTCAGTGGAGGTATAGGAGGAGATACGCCATTAAACAAAGGAAAAGGCAACAACGATAGGGATGCTGCGCTATAAGGTATATCTATTTTTTGACCAACAAGATTTC